AAGAGTATCCCCTGCACGTTCTGCAGTACCTTCAGGAATCCCTATTTTTTTATCGAAAGCACGTTGAAGTCCTGACAAGGTTCCTATGGTTGTTCCGTATCTTGCTACGTCTTCACCAACTGCCAAAACGGGGTTTGTAGGTTCTTCCATCATCGATGCTCTTGCTTCCATTTTTGGTTCAGTTTGTGACCCTCCTAAAGTCTTAAAAGATAGTGCAGTTTCCTTCTCTGCATTTACCATATTTTTGAATTTTTGGAACCCTTCATCATCACCAAAAAGGATCTCAATTCTTTGCTTTTGTTGAGGGTATTTTCTGTAAAATTCTGCAAGGTTTGCCCCTATGCCTTTCTTCTCCATCATATCAATAATTTTCTCCATTGCTGATAATCTGTAGAAAAACTTTTCTCCACTAGATAGGGCATTTTTATCCTTCTTATCGAACATTCTTTTAATAACTGCAGGACGTTCACTCAAGACCCTTTCACCTAACTTGTAGGCATCATCTGCATCGATTCCAATAGCATACTTTTTTCTAGCTTTCCCGTACTCCGGTGCAACCTCATCCAGCATATCCCTGTAGATTTTCAGTTGCTTAAAATATTCTGCTTTTTTTGACTTCTGTAATGACCCTGCTTCACTTAATTTTTGGATGTAATCACTAAAACCTCTTTTTACATAGTCCAATTGTTTAATAGAAAACGGTCCCGTCATTTCTTCGTATAACGGTTGACCGTTTGAATCTTTTCTCTGCTTCCCCGACTTATTTAGTACAGGTTTAGGAAAAGGAATTTCTGGAGCTAATGGATCAGTCACTCTTTCAAGTCTTGCTAAATCTGCACCTTCTATATATGCCCCCTGAAACCATTGGTTTACGGTAGGATCTGACAAGAATTCGTATAATTCTTTTCCAGATTCTTCGTCAATAACAGGATATTTTTCATATGCTTTGTTGTACATTTGACGGGAAGCATTTAACGTCTTCCGCATAGTGTTTTCCGCTAATGCTCCTCCAGCATCTCTAGGTAAATTTGTGCCAGAATGGACAACATCAGTAAAACGATTCAGCATCTCATCCTGACGGTTTTCTAAAATATCCCTACCTACATTTTGCGCTGATGATGGGGTGTCTAAAACAACACTTCCATATGCCCTCATGTTCCTTCCCAGATCCATACCCATTACAGGCATACCTTCTGATCCTTCAGTTAATTCTTTATGTTTCGCCATAGCTGGGGCAATGCTTACACCATCATCTGTTTCCTCAATTAAGTTATCTTTTTGCAATCCTTTAAAAACAGAATCATCACCTCTAGACGGTGGTGTGCTTCTAGTAAACTTTTGGTACTGATTCTTTAATGACTGAAACACCCCCCAAAAGTTTGCCATCACTCCTGCAGTACCACCCCCTAATCCTGCACCAGCAAGAGCATGAACCAGCCTTTTTGCTGAAACGAATTCGTCACTATCTTGACCATACCCTGCAATACCTCCTTCTACCACCCCCGTTCCTATTGCGCTACCTGTAGGATTCTGTAATCCCTTCATCGGTATTTTCTGTATAGCTTTTTGAAGTTTTAAACCTCCACCTATACCAGAAGCCATGCCCCCAACAAATTCTGCCCCCATAGACATTTTAGGGTTCTCCAACTCATAGAGTTGAGACTTTATCATCATATCTTTGTAATGCTCATCATATGATTTGCTAGGGTCAATTAAACGGTAAGCAACGGCTTGAACTTCATTCCCCCAATTCCACAATAAGCCATTGATAGCAGGGTCATGTAGCCCGTAGGCTTTTTCCATTGAATTCACAAAACTTTCGATAGAGTTAAATCCTTTTTTATTTAAATAGGTGTTAATCATTTTAAGATTAACGGGGCTTCTTTCTCCATTAATTTCAATACCGTTAGTCAATGCTGAAGCAACGGTATCCCTAACCTTATCTAAATTAGGATATTTTTTTGTAAGTTTTTCAGGCTTTTGTTTAGGAGGGTTTAAAGTCCCTCTAATGCCAGTTGCATCAACTAAAGGTAGTTCACTCATTTTATTTTCACCGCATTTTCAAATTCTTCAGCAGAATAATCACCACTTTCATATTGAGAAAATTTAGTCGTAGATTCCCCATCATTTGTAGAAGCATTAGCTAAGTCTAAAGGCACACCCATACCCAACATTTTATTTGCATAATTCAACTTTTGCTCAACAGTTTTTTCCAGCATATCTAGTTGAGTTAAATAGGCTTCTGCTCTAGTACCGAAAATCCCTGCACCAGATTTCACAAAATCGGTGAAACTGATGACACTAGGATTACCCATTTGTTGTTCAACTAATTCTATATCTCTACCCGTAGGCACACCCAATTCTTTTAATGTTTGAAGTCCAGAAAAAATGTTTCCGTATATTGAACTTTGTACAAAAGACTCCGGCCCCATAACCTCTACACCAGTAGGTTTCCTTAAAGATGCCCTCATTAATGCAATATTTTCTCTTAAAAAATCTGCGGTGCTTCTTATGTTATGTTGTTTGGCCTTAACTGAATCAGGAATACGGATGTTCCCCTTATATTCTTTCCATTTATTTTCGATCCTTTCCCGTTCCCCTGTGAAAATTGTTGGTGTAGGGTAAATATTATCAGGGGGTAAAGGTTTGGGCATCCTTTGCTGAATAGGGTTTCCATTTTGGTCAGCAAGAGTAACTAAATCTTCACCAATAAACTTATCTTGATAGGCTTTTATGTATTCGGTGTTATCCTTATAGCTTCTGTCCCTCATCCCTCTGACAAGAGCATTAATCCCTTGAGAAGATTTAAGTACATCTTGAGGGTTTGATTTGTACCTACGGGGTTCCCTCCCGTCATTAGAAGCCATAATTGTGTACTGACTGACAAACTCCTCTTCCATCCCTGCATCAATTACAGACTGAGGTATATCAAGGAACCTTTTTTTCTCTTCAAATCCCTCTACTTTGTAAAAATTTTTATCTAAATAGGCATCAAAAAAATGTTTGTCTGGGCTTCTTACTTCATTTGTAACCGTGTTACGTGTAACTAATCCTGCCAAACCTTTTAATTTTTCTGGTAAGTCTTTTTTAGGGATAGGTTCCCACATACCCTGTGATAATGCAGTCCTTACTAATTCTAATGAATTTTTTGATGGACCCATTCTTTTAAAAGATTTTTTTGCCCTTTCGTTATTAGGAAAAGATTCGTCTACAAAATCAGTCCAGTTGTCTAAAATGTTTTGTTCACTTTTTGCCTGTTTTGCTTGTATCTCTTTTAGACGTTTTTCTGCTTGACCTTCTTGCAGATTTGCTAACGCTAGTTTTTGTTGTAGAGGGAAAAGTAATTGTTCTTGATCAAACTTAGTTTTAGCCCGTTGATCTAATATTTTTTGTCTTCTTTGTGTGTCTGCAAGTTGCTCCCGTTCTAACCTCATCCTTTCCCGTTGAGGAGTCGCTTGCATATATGCCGTTAAAGCATCGCCAAATGCCCTCTGGTTATCTAAACGGGGATCTCTCCTGTATGGGGTCATCACACCCTGATATTGCGCTAAGTTCGATGTATATGCCCCTAATGCACCCAATGCAGGATGCAAAGATTCCTGTAGCGTGTAAGGAGAAGCCATCAGATTAATCCTTCGTAGTATTGCATTGAATCATTTCGAGGAAACGGGATACCACCCCCCCTGCTAATTGTGGGAGGAGGTGTGTAGCTTTGAGATTTAGAATCAAAGTTGCCCAACAAACCCATTACTGCTCCGATCCCTGCTCCAATCATAGCCCCGTGTGGTGTTCCTGTTTTAGCCCCTAATCCTGCTCCGGTGAATGCGCCTTTCATAACTCCTGTCCCTGATCCCTTCATGCTTGTGCCAGGAAATATAGGTGATTGATCGGTTGAATTTATAGCCATCCCACCTAATAAAAGTGGGTCCGAATAGGCATCGGTATTAGAGGTAAAACTAGATGACAATTTATCATACCATTTGTCTGCACCAGCCTTCATAGGACCGGATGTATTAGCCATCATAGACTCGTAATCTGCACCCCCAACAATTGGTTGATCCATCGGTTGAACCATTGCTGGTTCCATTTTATTTTTTAATGGATTTAGTTGTTGTGGACCCACCGCAAAATCTTGTGGGGGGTTAGTCACATCTAAATTAGGCATAGAATTACCAACCGGAGGTTGCATAGCCAAACCTTGCATATCTAAAGGAAGGTTTTCTAATTCTTTAGGGTCAGTATAAGGGTATGCTGAATCAAGTGGGTTATAAGACATATTCATCTCTTTATAAGGGTCTGCCAAAGATGCCTGTATCAATGACTCTTTTCTCCAATCTGCAGGTAATTCCGGTTGCATTTGTAAATCGGTACTGTCACCAGCCATCAACATATCCCCAACATTTTCTTTAGGTCTTAAATGTTTAGGGGGGGTAATTTGAAGCAAGGGGTCATCTATTTCAGGAACGGGGTTTGGTTGCCCGTCCCTCATATTCCTTCTTCTGAAATCTGGCCTTTGATTTTTTATTTGTTGTTCTAGTGCATCAAAATCAGTTTCCGGTCCTAGTCTTGATGGTACAGGTTGATTAGAAGGTAGTTGAGGATTCGGTAACTGCATATCAGACGGTCTATCTAACATATAGTCTGGTATCAGTTCATCTCTATCTGATGCTTCTGAAACAGTCATATCTCTCATTAAACCCATCTGGTTAGCGGTTAATCCGCTATCCATAACACCCGTTGTACCTTCTGTAACTAATGGGTTGTATAACTGTATTTCTTGTTCAGTAGCTAACGATAAAAGCTGATCATCAGTAGGGGGGTAATAATCGTTACCTATTTGCTCTATATACTTCTTCCATCTAGGAAGTAATATTCGTTTTAATTGTGGGTCCATTAGAACAACCCTCCTTTTCCTCCACCACTATGATAAGTTGGTGACTCTGTTTTAATTGGCGCACCCGACATAATTGAACCCAAAGCACCTAACCTTTTAAAGGGGTAATCTGTCCTCCTGTTAAACTCACCAAAATCAAATCTGTCATTCATCCGGTTAGTAGTTCTGTCATCCATCCCCATATTAGTAAGGGCATTAATATTAGTGTACCTACGGTTTATATCCTTATCAGTTACCCCCATCGTATCACCAGCGTAGTCTGAAAAGGTACTGTACCGTTTTACACCTAAATTACCGGATGCCTCTCCTGCACCTAAATTTAGATTTCCGTAACCTAAATTAAGGTTTTCTCTGTTTATGTCACCTCTAAGATTACGATCCGCATCACCCGTATCTGACCTTAATGTTCTATCCGCATCTTGTGTGTCAGAAATCAATGTTCTATCTGCATTACCAGTTAAACGTCTTAGGTTTCTGTCTGCATTGCTGGTAGACGTATTAATATCTTTAATTTGATTTCTAGAATCTGCAGTTAAATTACGGTTTGCATCACTTGTAAATAAATCCGTAGCACGGTTATAGCCCCGATCCATTAAGGTTCCGGTCACATCACCAACTTGCCTGATAAAATCTTGATTTACATCTGCTTCCATTAACCCGTGTCTTGATCCACCAAAAGCACCTCTTGCAGAAGCATCTGCTCCTACGTTCATTAATGCCTTTTTACGTGAATCATCCATACGGGATATGGTGTTATCCAGTACATTACTTATGTATGGATTCATGTAAGTAGAAGCATTAAAATCTGACATAGTATCTGCAGTAATATCACTAGCAGATGCTTCACCTACATCTTCTGCACTTACTGTATTTGCAGTAGTTCCAGTTGCAGTAGTGCCGTATTTACCTATTGCTCCTGTACCCATTGCTTTATCGGAAAGATCCTCAAAAGTATCACTAGCCGTATCAAAATCTTTAGTTGCTCCAGTTTTTGTAATCGAACCGTCTTTATTTACAGTTGTTCCACCTATTCCTAAATTTAAAGCACCCGTTGCCTTATTAACATCATCGTACTCCATTTCACCCGTTTGAGGATTCTCTGACATACCATATGTTTGCATATCGTCTATGTCACTTTTTGCATCCTTTAAACGGGTAGGGTCATCCTTATAAAACTTTTCTCCTTCGTCTAAATAACCTTCGTATGATTCGGGTAAAGCTAATGCTTCGGTATATACTTTGTCTTTAAACTCGTCATCACTCATTAAGTCTGGTTCTGATTCTTCTACTAAAGCGTCCACAAGTTCTTGCGGAGGTTGATCAACATCTCCACCACTAGGGGTGTTAGTAGGTGTATCACCATCTAATAATGTATTAGTATTATTAAAATCGTCATTACTTTCGCCTAATGTTGGGGTTGTAGTGTCGTTAATATCGACAAAATCATCTAAATTTAAATCAGACGTATCGCCAAAGTCATTTGAACTACTATCAAAATCAAAAGTATTTGTTGAAGTATCTGGGGTGTTTGATTCAAATTCAGATCCGTCTGACGAAGTATTATTATCGTTATCGTTTTCGTTATAATTGTAATCAGAATCGCCTAAAGTGTATTTATAAAACTCTGGCAGACCCGTTATCGGATTAATGGTCCCAGACCCTCCCCTACGCTTTAGCATTCGGGCTTCTCTAGGATTTATATGGGCAAGCATAGTGTCACCCCTTCGTCCAGCATTTTGTAACGCTATAGCTTGTTTCCTCATCCTTACGGGGTCCATCCCGTTTGAAAATCTTCCGGTTAGGTTCATATGTCCTTACTTATCTGAATGTATGTTTTGTCAGAATCTAATTCATTTTTAAAAGTTTTTAGCCAACCTAATCGGCCCCTAATTTCTAATCTTTCTGCACCGTTTTCTTTTGCCCATTTAATTAAATCCGGTTGCAGTTCTTTCATTTCTTTGAGATCACCACCAGCAAGAAATATATTACAAGCACGTAAACGAGGGTAGTTAACAAACTCACAAACTATTGCACCATTAGGTAAAGTTATTAAATGGAAGTGACCAATACTAATACCATATACTATGTCTTTCCATAAGTGTGTCTTCAGATCATTTAATATAGGTTCTATGTATTTTTTTGCATGATCAAGGGACGTATGGATTGGTTGTTTGTGTAGGTTTTCCATCGGAGTCAGTAGTTACTGAAGTAGTTGATAAAACACCTCCGTCAGATACGTTTAGTTTAAACCAACTTCCATCTGGTGATTGTAAACAAACTGAACCAGTATCAATGAAGTTGTCTGTATTAGTTTTTAATGAATAATTAAATTCGTTTTCTAGCTCTTCTTGTACTAATGCAGTATGAGTAGGGTCGTAATTTTCAGGTGCTTCAGGTAATTTAATCATCTTTTACCGGATAGTTTTACATCCATTTTTACATTACCTAAATCCCAATCCTGATCAAAGGGACTTTCAATTTTAAAACTTACCTCTCTACCGTTTATTCTTATGTCGGTATACCCATCAGACTGAATATCATAACTTTCAGAAAATGTTTCTGTTTCTTCCGGTGTGGCTTGTTGTCCAAATTTAAACCTTAAACCGTTTTGTCCAGCATCAGTATCCGTAATTAATTGATTGCCCTGAACCCGTCTTTCTCCTTGCCCGATTTCATAAGGTCCAGTTTCAGCATACACAAACCCCTGTTCATTTTGTTCAACGGTCCCTTTGTATAGAACTCTGTCCCGTAAACACATTTGTGTGTTATTGTCTGGTGGAGATACGTATTGTGGTCTTACACCTGATACTGGTGAAACCTCATGTTCGTAAAGTTTAAAATCTGTACCTATACCCATAGGGTAATCGTATACACCACTATCAATCATAGCCGTTCTAGGATTTTCCCCTATAGACCACCATCCTTCTACGAAGTTCCAGATAACATACCTATCAATTTCTGTACTGTTTTTACTACAATAAAACCACCATATTTCATTAAATTTTTGGTTCGCAAAACCAAAAAATTTTGATGATTGTATTGTGTTTATGTCATCGAATACATAACTAGAAACTTCACAAGGTAACGGTCTTACCACACCATCATAAGTCCAGAAACTACCTTGCCCCATCCACGCTGAAAGTCCTCTAGCAGTTACCACGGTTTGGGGTGATATAGTTCCGCAAGCATCACCTAATTTACGTCTGCCAAAAACGTAAGGGGGGCCAATATAATCTAGTGCATGACAGTCTACATCGGTCCACATTACTATTCGGTCACCCACTTTTTTAGCAACCTGTAAAGTACCAACCGTGTCAACTTCAAAACTACCAGCCTGATTAGTTGCAGATGGTGACCAGTTTGTAAGTGATTCCTGATCACACCATTGAACTAATTTAGGATTACCACCAGCCCCCAAAGCTACTAATATTCGTTCTTTAGAAACTATAATTGCACTATTTTGAAGTGGTGCATTTGTAAGTACTTGCGCCTTTGTTGTTGATTCGAGGTATGAAGGTAAAAATTTGTAAATCTTACCGTCTGATTTACTTAAAGCTATAAGCTGTTCACCAAAATTATCAAAACTCCAACTATTAGCACCTAATACTAAACTTGTACCAGCCGTAATAGTTTCTCCAAACCCCCTCGATTTTGATAGTGTTACATCACCGGATGGAGTTTCTGCAGTTAAAGTAATACCGGAAACAGTTAGCGAGTTAGTGGTGACGTTAGTTACTCTTATACCATTAGGGTAGGATCTGTTATTTGAAGCAGTATCAAATCCTGAAGTTTGTATAATATCTGGTGCAGAAAAAAATTGTGTGAAATCTGTAGTCGTTGAGGAAATAGTGGTGCTATTAGTTACAGTTATATCAGATGCGGTAATAGTTTTTTCTACAACCGTTCCGTTAAAAGCACCAGAACCATAACCTATGCCAGCCGTAGCCGTTGCGTTACCTACAATAAAACCTGTAGGAGTGGCATCGTAAGCTAATCCACTATTACCTGTATAAACTAATAATTTAGTTGCACTACCTATTGCTAATAGTTTTTTTGATGAATTATCCTCCCACGCAAACATACTACGTGCAGAATCAGGAATACCTGAGAGAGTGGTTTGGGTCCAACCTCCCACGGGTTGTACCCTACCATCTTTAAACCGGATATGGTTACAATCAAACCATCTACCTTTAGACTGTAACTTAGTCCCGTTTCTGTATACTCCTGCAGGAATTTGTAAACTAACTAAGGGCATAGTCCATCTAAGTAACTTACTTTTCCATCTATACGTTTTGCAGTCATTACTTTTTTACGGTTACCATTAATATTATAACTGCAATGAATCCAACCACTATGAGGATCTCCTTCTTCATAGAATTCAAGAATAAGTTGGTCATAATCTAAGTTATCTTTTATCCATTCAGCTAACTCTAAATTGCTTATTTTAAATGCCTCAAAATCTACTGCCATCCCGTGACAATGTTGGCTTTTTTCTGATCCCCCGATAGAGGGGTGAGAGTTTAATTCGGGTGATCTGTACCCGCTTGAGATTGTTACTATGCCCCACTTATCCCGCACGGGTTGAAGAATATTATTCGCTAAAGCGCAAATGTTAATTAATGATTGCGTGTCGGGCTGGTTGCTTAATCCCAAACGGGTAGCACTCTGCGAATTAGTAAACTCTTTTAGTGAGAAATTTTTACTAATTCTAAGCATTTATGAAAACATCTCCTTAACTGATTTAAAGCTATTTTCTTCCATTTGGTCAATTGCGTGATCAACTAACTTAATTTGATCTTCACTTAAATTATCTTCCATAATTTTCGTTACATGTTCCTTTGCAAGTGTACTTGCAGAGTCCACTATTAACGATTGAATCACGTTAAGTAATAGTGTTGGGACCATTAGTTTCCTCCTCTTTTGGTTGCTGTTGCCGAGGCTTTTCTTCCTCCATTAAATCACTGTCTCCGTTGAAATAAAACGTGCTAATCCCTGAGATCACGGAAATAAAGCTACCGATGAGAATATTAAGCAAATCACGACTAGATTGCGCCATTTCTACTTCTGCAATTAACATCATATGAACGATATATAAAAAGATTGCAAAAGCACTAATAGAGATAACTAATCTGCCATAAAATCTAGCTACAGTTATTCTTTCGTTAACCGTCATTGTTTTCTTAATAGGTTTCGGAGGATCAGGTGTTTCTACCGTTGTTGTCGTAATTTCTTTAGCCATTTTTCCTTTCCATCATCCGCATTTCAGTTAACAGTTCTTTCATAGTTTGTGTATTGTTTTGTATAGCATTTTTCATCTCATCTATCATGTGAGTGGTGCTTTCAACTAGATGAATTAAACGCTCGTCTTGTTGCGTGTCTTTAGCTATTAATTCTGCCCTCTCACGTTTACATTGATCTTGCTGATATTTGATAAACCAAAAAGCGCATAGGATTACTATTGCTGGTAGGAAGCCACGTTCTAATAGTTCAATAACTATATTCGGTTCAATCGCCATAGGCTTGCCGTAGAAATATTGATAATCTGCAGGATTCATTAATTTAGTGGGTGCTTACCCTCTGCTATGAGTGCTTCTATTTTTAAGCACTCTACTCTATCTGCTATTTTAGGAAGGATAGATATACATTCAGACCAATCCTCAAAAGAATTGCTGACTGCAAACTTAGTTTGTGCCTGACTTAATTCATCAAATAAATGGTGAATTTGTTGCTCAAGAAATTTAGCTTTCTCCACTAATAACCTAGTGCAGTTTTCTTTGCCGTTCCCTCTGCAACTATTTCAGCTATACGTGCTTTCCCATCAGCATCGTCTGTTCTGTAGATTTTAAGTTCATCATCTACAGAAAACTCCTCCCTAATTTTTAATCTAGTTTCACTATTTACCAATTTAGTTTCAGACACTCTTTGATTCTTTAATGCTGTTTTTTCTTCATCAGTCGCATCTCTCCAATCTAGATCCTCTAAATCCTGAAAACTTTCAATATATGAAAGTATCTCTTCACTATCGTTACAGACACTAAAGAAGACTCGATCACCTATAATATTGTCGGGTACATCCCTAATAAACGGCATATCAGGCTCAAAAGTAAAACGTCCTGTTTCTTCGTCATAAACGTCAAATCTATGATCGTTTTCGGGGTCAACTATGTTAGCTTGTTTCTCCTTTGCAACCGATATTAATTTTCTCATTACTGTCCTTGTATTTTAAAACTGAGAATTTCTTTCTGAAAGGCTGGAATACAAATTGACTCTTCCTGCAGGAAACCCTAAATTGCCATCATTTGCGCCACCTGAATACCATTTCCCGTCATTTGTATGTACATAAAAAATTTCAGTACCAGTTGAATAAACATGACCACCTAATACAATCGGATACCTATTGTAATAACCTAGTTTATGATCATTAGTTGAGTAATCTAAAATATTGCCCCACGATTTTCGCATCATAACGGGGTATCGTGCCGTAGTACCTTGTGCTTGATCGGTAAAAACGTAATTAGGGTCAAGACCCCAACACCATATATTCCCGTTATAATCAATAATTACTGTTAAAGACCTATCGTATTCAAAAGGGGCAAAAACATGAGTTATTTTATCAACGGGAAAATGTTGATTTCCGGAATTACTAACTTCTTCCCATGATGTACTATTAGTGTATTTAGTTAATTGCCCTACATTTGTAGTATTGATTGGGTTCATAACATAACTACCGTTATAACCACATTGCCATAAATCCGCTATTTCTCCCCATGCACCGTATGTTTGCCCAAAATGCCCCGTGCCGGGAAGTCCAGTAAGTGCTTTTGTTGACCATCCATCACTTGTAACCTCTCTAAATGTAACCGTACTGGTGTTATCATTGTCGGGGTACATTCTTTGAAAAGTTGTGTAGGTAGTTGCTGAAGTTGTTCCCATACCTAGTTCCCCATGATGAGAATAACCACATCCATATAATCTGCCCTTCGTGGTAATAAAATACATCCTACTATTGTAAAAGCTTGTACCGTAGTAATGCCCCATCATAAAAATATAACCTACATCCTTGTAAGCATTTTCATCATCTGCTTCATTGATCGGTGAGCCTGTATATTTTGTAAAAGTGTTAATTTCTGAAGTATTACCAAACCCATTACCAGTAGGGGCAGAACCAGAAAACCATAATTGCATATTCCCGTCTTCTTGTGCCGATTCTGTATCCTCACAAATTGCTAAAACAGATCCATGACCATATGTTTGAAGACACATAATCTGCATCACAGTTTCAGGTAACACACTCACTAAAGTAGGTGTATTAGTATCTGAATCCTGACCGTTCCCTATTTGACCGTAATTCCCATCACCCCACGCATATAAAAGTCTTCTTTCGTGTCTTTGCATCCCATTGTGCATACCAGAACCTTTATCGGTTACAATCGCATACATTGTTGGATCACCATCATAAGTAGTGTCTCTTGAAAGAGGAGTTCCACAACAAGCTAAAACAAATAGATTATTGTCAGAAAAATATTCAATTTTTCTTAAATGCTTTAAGGATGCACCAGTCCCTAGACCCAACACTCCTGCCTGATTTGCACCACACATATACAAGTTACCCTTATTAGTTCTTGCCCACAAATTAGCGTGACCAGCATGACCTACGGCTACCCACTTTTCATCATCCTCAAAAGTCCCAAATTGCGTGGCAATTGGTACATCATATGTACCGTAGGCATCTGTGTTACTACTCGTCCATAACCCAGATCCATTATAGCCTGTGTTTCCTTGACCCTTTAATTCATAATTAGTTGTTATGTGGTGCTTTAAATCAACGGTTTGGGGCATAATATTTTGAAAGCACGGTCCTATTTTGTGGGGCCATTGAACACCACACTCAATTAAACTTTCCTGATTTACTTCGTCCCAACCTAACCAGTTATCACTAATTAGTTTTTGCCTGTAAAGGTTAGTTACTGATGAAACAGAAGTTGAACCTGTTACTGCAGACCCCCCTGCAGGAGAAGAACCGAAAGTATAAGTTTTAGATAATTGAAACGTATCCGTTGTTTTGTTAACAACGTAATACGTGTAATCTAAAGCAAAATTACTATTAGCAGTAACAAGACTAGAAGAATTCCCCACAAACCTCATCCTTTGCCCGTTTTCTAAACCGTGTGAATTGCAAGTAAAGTAGGAATTAGTCCCGTCAAAACTACATAAAGCTAATGCGGAACCTTTAGTTTGTGGGGTTAAAGAAGAAGAGTGTGTGTATGGTAAAATTTCATTATGATTTATGTGATTAGGTAAAGTCCCTGTTGCCCATACTGGTGACTGTCCAGTTCCTCTAGTTTTTAAAAATTGACCTGATGTCCCTGCACTTAGTTCCTCATTACCAGATGCCCCACCATAAACAATACTACCGTGACTTAATGTGGATGCACCTTCTGCTAATATTTGCCAATATGCAGAATTATTCTGTGGCGTGTTCCCTGCAGAATTACTTGCATAGATATACACCCAACTAGAGGAGTTATGAAAAACTGCATCATTAAACTCATAGGTGGTAGATGCACTATAAGTACCCCTCCAGTTTAATCTAATTTTTCCTAAATTAACTGTAGCCATTATTTTACGTTAATGCTTGATTATGAAACATCATTAGTCCATTCACCTAAAGTTCTAGTATCGCCTTGTTGTCCCTTATTGTTTAATTCATACCGATTATAACCCATTGAATATCTCTTACCGTCATTTGTGTAAGCGTGTACTACACTTCTATCCGCAAACGCACTACTTGTTTTCAAGAACGCAATATACCTACCCTCTGGCCCCAAATTATGCTGATTAGCAGTATAATCTAGTCTTTGAGAAAACGGTTTAATTACTGGTCGGGGAAATTGGATAGTCGAACCAGAAGATGAGTCATGCCAATCATAATTATCATCGTTACCCCACACCCATAAAATTGAATTTGTGTCGATAGCCCATACCGCACCTGTATTACCTACCATTTCAGGGGAGGCGTGAACTATGCGGTCATTTGGGAAAGTAACAATTGCAGATTGATCGGAGGGACCGTTACCTACGGTATAAGCTCCTTCAGTTGTAGTCCCATCGTATTCGTGCCATGAATATGTTGCGCTCGTATTTGCATGATTGACCTGATAATGCCCATTGTACCCTGCCAGATACATCGTTGTTTCCGTACCCCACGCCCCAAAAGTTTGACCGTGATGACCCGTGCCAGGAACCCCTTGTAAGGCACAAGAAGTGTGTTCAGTTGCATATACTTCTCTGAAACCTATGGTCCCGTTTGTGTGTGTCCATGTTCCTACGTTATTGGCATGACCATGAGCACCCACACCATAACCGTTTCGTCCTGTGTGAAAACACCTCCCAGCCGTATCAATAAAAAACGAGTCAGCGGAGTAATCACCGTTAGCGTTATCCCAATCTCCTGACCAAACCGTTATCCATGCCGTTTTTGCGAAATCAGAACCCGTGTGTTTGAAAGGGGTACTTTTTCGTTCAGACACAGTACCAGCACCATACCCGTGTTCATTCATGCCCCATGTCCATAACCGCATATTCCCATCTTCTTGAGAGGATTCAGTTTCCTCACAGACTGCCATAACAAAATTCATCCACCCTGATCCTATAGCAACTTGCATCACACTATTTGGTAGATTTGAAACTTTTGTGGGTACATTACGATCCGTAGTAGTCCCGTCACCTATTTGACTAGCACCGTTGTAACCCCATGCGTATAGTTCCCTCCGTTCATGATTCGGCCTTCCGTCTGAATCTAATCCTGACCCCCGTTTAGCACAAACTGCCCATATTGTCGGGTATCCTGCACCAGAATCGGAATACTGCATCGAACTCCCCACGCAACCAACAACAATGAGATCATTATCATCAAAATATTTAACCCTGTGGATTGTCTGACGGTTATTATTATCCCCGTGACCTAAATCGCCATAATAAGATCGGCCCCATGTAAAAAGTCCCCCCTTATTAGTCCTAGCCCACCACGCATAGCCACCTATTGATCCACATTGAACAAAGTGTTCTCCTTCTCGCATACCACCATGTTCAGGATCAACGGGGATAGTCCAGCCAGCGCTTGCAGTAGTATCACTTTCATTATAATTACCGTCTTCACTCACTCCTTGTCTTCCTGAACACCAAAGGTTGTGATTCTTATCAATCCAGTAATAAGTCATCTTTGCGCCTACAGAATAATTCTGCATTTGCGGTCCTAATTTATTACCAGTTGCGGTTCCCCCTTCAATTAAACTTGTTTCACTACTTTCATCCCATCCTAACCAATTATCTGCTATAGGTTTCACGTTATACATATTCGTTACACTACTTACATTTGTGCTTCCAGTTACTACTGCACCAGCCGTAGGGGTTGAGCCAAAAGTAAATGTTTTACTTAATTGAAACGTGTCAGTAGTTTTGTTTGCCACATAATAAGTGTAATCAACTGCAAAGTTTGTATTAGTGGTCATGTTACTTGTACCAACAAAACGTATTCTAGCCCCGTTGTGAAACCCGTGTCCTGTGACTGTAAAGGTGTTATTTGAGCCATCATAGGATGCAGATAGTGCAGACCCTTTAGTTTGCGGAGTTAAACTGCTAGACCATGTATAAGGAAGTAAACCAAAGCGAGGAGTATCGGCTGGTTTAGTCCCTTCAGCCCAAACAGGATTTGCAGAAGTACCTTTTGTTTGTAAATAGTACCCTGAAGTCCCTGCAGGAAGTCGCTCATTTGACGAAGCACCTCTAATTAATAAATCACCTCTTGTGGTTAATTCAGTAGTACCATCTGCCATAATCTGCCAATAAGCAGAACTAGAAACAGGTGTGTTTCCAGAGGAACTATCTGTATTAATATAAACATATGAAGAGTTTTGGTAATAAACTGCATCATTGTATTCGTAAGTAGTACCTGAATTATATGTACCTCTCCAATTAAGTCGTATTTTACCTATGTCGATTGTTGCCATAATTACCTATATAGTTACGATTAAATGACCGGAAGAATTAATTGAATGGGTTACACCTGAAGTATCAAAATATTGTTGTATGTAAGGCTTTTCATTTGAGGCATTTGTTTCATCTGCATCAAATGTTTGTCCACTATTACCCACTATGTTTATTACTCCTCCCATACCTGTGTGAGATCCACATTTAAAGTACAGTTTGTCTGGTGCATCTAAAGGAACATCAATTTGTGTGTATGCTCCCGCTGATCCTGCAGATCCGCTTGTGGTAACTGCATTATTAGGATTATAAGTAGTCCCGTCTAAAGTTTCGGAAAATACAAGAGGATGTGAAGAGTTAGATGAATCTGATTGAAGAAATCTATATCTCGCCCCTGCAACCATTTTAAAGTTCATTAGTATTAATGTTTCAGGATCTCTTCCCTCGATTTTGTAACGGCTTTTTCCGTA